TTTTGTTGAGTACGCTACAATTATTTATTGACCCAGTTTGCTAATAGTAAAGTGATTTATTGTTTACAAGAATGGGGTCGCTGTTTTGCTGTGTTTTTTTAGGGTGGCCACCCCTTTTTACAAAAAATCCTGTATGCGGCTAACACAATTTTTCTAGGCCACCATTTTGTATAAAAGGGTGCTAATCAATCTGTTTGTAATGTTTGAAACGCTTCCTCAAGCGTATGTCCTGCACATTGTCCCACTGTGTGCCAATGTTGAGGTGCTGTGGATTCACGCATCCCTCATGTCCCCTGTCACAAGCGTGTAGCACCACATTTCTTTCCAGTTTGGCAAGACTGCACTTACCGTACAACAGGCACGCAAAACGGTGCGCCAACCATTTTCTTTTCAGATGTGTGAGCACACCGTAGCCAGCCTGCGTACGGGTGCGTTGCCATATCCAACAACCTCGTCTATCCTTAACAACGAAGGATTCAAACAGGTTGCGATTCCACTCAGTTATCTTGGGGTTGCGTTTTGCCAAAGTGCCTCTCTCTGCATAAATACTTATGCTAAACAGGAAGCAGTTTGCACACAGTGGCGCTGATATACGCTGTTAAGTTAAAGCAAATACTGTGTAACATTAACTGTGTGTTTAGCACACAGTACTGTGTGCAACTACGGAGTCAGACCATATTGCCTGTAACTATTCAAAGCACTGGGGTAGGCAAGCAGTTGTACACAAACACAAGGAGATCAACATGTATCACAAAGCAAAGAAGTCAAAGTCAAAGAAAAGCAAAAAGTCAAAAAAGAAAACATACAAGAGCAAAAAGAAATACTAATGGCAGACAAGAAACCGTTGAACAAACCTATCCGTACGCCTGGCGAAAGCAAGAAGTTCAAGGTGTATGTCAAGAATCCTGCCACGGGCAACATCAAAACAATCCGTTTTGGTGATCCCAACATGACCATAAAGAAAAACAATCCTCAACGCCGTAAATCATTTAGGGCGAGACACAAATGTAGCACAGCAAAAGATAAAACCACAGCAAGGTATTGGTCGTGCAGGAATTGGTAACATTCAACGAATTTATTTGTCGCAAATACAAAATTAAGCAGGATACATTAAGTATGTACCTTGCCACACAACAAGACGCCCTAGCAACCCTGCGTAGATGGTTCAAACAATATCGCATATACACACAACAGTTGGATAAATAAATGTGTTGAAGCGGGATAACACTATCAAGTGCCCCAACACAACAGGATTTAAACTATGGTTTAGAACTGATTGTGCAGTAGAGAGAACTTGTAAAAGCCTTGAACCCACAGATCAACAATTCCAAATTTTTAGTTAGTTTTATTTTGAATACTTAACACAAGGAGAAACTTACTATGGCAGTAGGCGGTACAGTATCCAACGCATTTATCCAAATGTGGTCTGATGATGTTACACACCTAGCACAACAAAAAGCATCTAAATTACAAGGTGCAGTTCGTACAGTGCGTGGAGTTGTAGGATCTCAGTATAAATTTCACACACTAGGTAAAGGTGGATACATCAAAAACAAATTGAGAAATGCAGATATTAGACCAATGTCTGATTCAGCATCTTTCTCAGCACCAACAGATGGTGATTCATACACAGGTTCAACAGCGGCACACGCAGTTGTAACAGCAACTATGAACTCATTTGTTACAGGTGAATACATTGAAGATATAGATCAATTAAGAACAAATGTTGATTACAAAGCATCATACCAAGGTGCAATTGCGGCCGCTCTTAACAGAGCATACGATAATGAACTTATCGCAACTATGGACGCGGCAACACCTGGTACAACTGTTACAGCATCAAGTGGTTTAGACAAAGCAAAACTTATTGAAGTTGCAGAGGCAATGAACTTAAAAGACATTCCAATGGGCGACAATAGAATTCTTGTTATTTCACCAAAAGCGTTAACAGACATGATGACTGATACTACATTAGTATCAAGTGACTATGTTGCAACACAAGGTTTACAAACTGGTTTTATTCCAAACATCATGGGATTCAACATTGTTGTATCAAACTTGTTAACAAACACAGGTGCTTCATCAAGCAGAGCTTGTTATGCATTTGATCGTGACTCAATTGGTTGTGCAATTGGTAAGGACATTACATCAAGATTTGATTATGTTCCTCAAAAAGTTGCTCACCTAGTTACAGCAGAATTTACACAAGGTTGTGCAGTTATTGACACTGACGGCTTAGTACAAATTGATGTAACTGAGTAATACAAACTATAGTTTAGGGCGTGTATACGCCCTAAACAGCAAATAAATATTAGTAGAGGACACATTCATGAGCATGACAAAAGAGAAAATAGCATCACAGGCACTTATAAGATTGGGTGCTACACCAATTACAAGTTTTACAGCCAACACTAGAGAAGCGAGTGTAGTTTCTACTATGTACGATACTGTAAAAGAAAGTTTGTTTAGTTATGCAAACTGGAATTTTGCTACTAAAAAAGTTGCACTTGCACAATTATCAGAAACAATTTTAGACAAAAGATACACAAAAGTTTACGCATTACCATCAAGCATAGTCAAAGTAGTTGGATTGTTTGATGCTAACGGCTTTTATGACACAGAATATTCAATAGAAAACAACAAAGTATACACAACACTTGGAAATGCAAACTTGGCATACATTGAACAACAAGCGGAAGCAGATTTTCCTGCATTCTTTTCAGAAGTTCTAGTAGCAAAGTTGGCATTTGAAATGTCAGAAGCAATCACTGGTATTGGATCTATACATGAGCGACTTTATCAAGAGTTTCAACAAAAGTTGAGACAAGCAAGAATTAGTGACGGACAAGAAAATCCACCTAGTTCAATAATTGGAACAGGAAGTTTGATTAGAGCTCATCAAGGGCAGTACATAGTGAGAAGTTAATGACATTAAAACAGACACAATTTTTATTTACAAAAGGTGAAGTTGGCCCTTACATGGAAGCAAGGGCTGATACCAACATATACAAGGCAGGTTTACGCACATGTAAAAACTGGTTAATACTTCCGCAAGGCGGTGTTAAACGCAGACCTGGTTTTGAATTTATTGATGACCACCCTGTAACCAATCCAAGCGGACCTGATGCTGGTTTCAACACAGCAAGTAGATTGATACCTTTTAATTTTGGTAATGAACAAGAGTATGTGTTGGTGTTTGAACCCACTGGTATTCATGTTTACAAAGATGACTTATATCAAACATCTATAACAAGCGGCATACCATGGGACGCATCATCATTACCTGAAGTAAAATACGCACAAACACTAGACACAATGATACTAGTGCATCCAACATTTAGACCATACAAACTTGTAAGGGGTGCAACGCACTCTAGTTGGACTTTGAGTGTGTTAGATTTTGATTATGTGCCATTAACAAACTTTGCATTTGACAGTGGTATAACTGTTACAGCAGTTAATACATACGGTGGAAGCCATCCACAATCTGGCAGTGGTAATGTTGAAGCAGGTGCAAATGTACAATTAGATTTAAGTGGTGGCACATACCAATGGACAAATGCAAACTGGCCAGATGGTCATGTCAATCAACACATTTCTATCAATGGTGGACTTGCAAAAATACATCAAGTCAACAATAGCACAAGAGCATACTGCACAGTTGAAGAAGAATTTGTAAATGATGATGATGTGCTTAGAGATGAATGGGACATTGATGCATTTTCAAATTTATCAGCAACATATGGTGGCGGTTGGCCTAGAAGTGTAACCTTTCACCAAAACAGATTGATATTTGGCGGTAGCAGAGACAAACCACAAACTATATTTGGCAGTCAAAGTGCATCATATTTTAATTTTAAACCAACTACAAAAACAATTGAAATAGAAAAAACTACAACAACATCAAGTGGTACTAGTACAATTACAACAGAAGAAAGAACAAAAGGTAGTATAACAGATGATGCTGGACTAACTTTTACAATGGCTTCAGATGAAGTAAACATTATTCATCATTTAGTTTCTGTACAACAATTGTTTATTTTTACAAGTGGTGGTGAATGGTTGATGGAAGGTAATCCTGTAACACCAACCAGTGTTAACATCACAAGACAAACCAACTACGGCATACTAAACAATCATCACAAACCTGTTATGGTTGATACAGAAGCAATGTTTTTAAGCGGACAAAAAGAACTTAGAGCTTTTGCATACAACTACAACACAGATGGTTATCAAGCAAAAAACTACACACTTGTTAGTCACCACATAATCAACACACCAAAAGATTTATGTTTTGTTAGATCATTTGCAGACACAAATTCAAACTATGTGTTTGTAGTAAATGGTGATGGCGAAATGGCAGTTATGTCAATCAATGTTGAAAAAGATGTATTGGGTTGGAGTAGAATTGTAACAGACGGAAACTTCCTTGCTTGTTGTGAAGTTGATGACACTTTGTATGTACTTACAAAAAGATCTATTAACGGTAGCGACAAAGTTTATTTAGAAAAAATGAGTGATAGAGAATTTTATCTAGATTCATATTTGGCAGATGAAACAAATTCACAATCTAGTTTAACACTAGACCATTTACCAAACACAACTGTTAGAGTTGTTGCAGATCAAAGTGTTCATGCAAATGTAACATTGAATGTAAATGGACAAGGTAATTTGTCTGGCACATTTACAAATGTTGCGGCAGGATTGCATTACGATTCAGCAATTGAAACTTTGCCTGCAACTGTAATTGTTAATCAGGCATATTCACAGCGTGGTGAAAATATTACAAAAAAGAGAGCAGATATAATTTTAAACAACACACAACAACTTAAATTTGACGGATATGATGTTGGTTTTGAAACATTCAATTCAACAACAATAAATTCTACACCAACAACATACACTGGTACAAAAGTTGTTTACTTGAGTGGCAGTGGTCCTGACATAACACTAACAGCAAATGTAACGGAGCCGTTGAAGTGTACAATATTAGGCGCAACAATTGAATACAAAGTACCACTTGGGACACAAGGATAAGTATACATAAGGGAAACGAACAATGAGTTTTTTACAACCAATATTAGCAACACAAGTAGGAACAACCACAGTTGGAAGTTTATTAGCACAATCAGTGCCATATATCGTTGGTACTGTTGCTATGACACAAGCCTATGGACAAATGGCACTAGGTGATGCTGAAGCAAAATTAACAGAGTACCAAGCACTTAACATGGAACAAGCAAGTGCTATTAGAAGCAGTGAAAGAAAAAAGAATATGCGTAAAGCAATTGGAACACAACTTGCGTTGTATTCATCTGCAGGCATTGATGTAACACAAGGTACACCTGTTGATGTTATGAAAGACACAGCAAAGGATTATGCATACGATCAGTACATAGATAATTTTGAAACACAAAATAGAATTTACAGCAACATGCTACAAGCCAAATTCCAAAGAGCGGCAGGTAGACAAAAAGCAGTTGGTAGTTTGTTAGACTACGGTACTAGATTTGCATTGAGAGGATAATATGAAAACAGATCCGTTAGACCCAGTAACAGGCAGAGTAAGAGGCAGAGGCGCTAAAAACATGAAAGTGAACACGCCACAGCCACAAGCACAAGCAAGTTTTGTAAGACCACAGATACAAGACAACATAACACCATTGTTGAAAAAAGTTGTTAGTGCAGGCAATGATTACCTTGATAAAAAAGCCAGTGCAGAAGGATTAGAACAAGGCCAAGCAGATATGGCCGCTTCAGAAAATTTTGAAAATGCAAAAACAAATTTAACAAAGGCAGAATCAAAATTTAACACAATTAGAGGTAGTGCATACAAAGAAGGTGCAAGATTGGCGTTCATAGTCAAGGCAGAAAATCAAATGACAGAAGGCCTAAACATAATTGAAAGAGAAAATCTAGACAGCCAAAGTTTTACAAAAGCCGCTGAAAAATACAAACAAAAATTTATTAAAAACCTACCATCAAACATGATGACTGGTATCACTCAAACATTTGACAAAGCAATTATGGAAAAAAGAATTGCACTTGAAAATGCAGAGTATCAAAAAGAAGTTGATGAAAATACAAAAGTTTTACTTGATCAAGTTGTATCAAACACAAACAATTTTGTAACAGCATACAAAAATGGTGAGGATGTTGAAAAGATGGTTACTGACAACATGGTAATCATCAATTCATTATACAACAATCAAAAGCAAATAACATTAGATACTGTAAGCAAATTTATTGACACAGATTTTAACAATCTAGCACAAGCAATGATTGAAGCAGAATTTGAAAGTTTAACAACTGTTGAAGAAAAAAAAGCATTTGTTGAATCGTTATTAAAAGATGGTGGTGCTGACATAATCAAAGACATACACAAAATATATGGTGATGAATTAAAAGCAGTATTTCCAAAATTTAAATATCCAAATTACATAGATGAAAGTTTGATTAAAAGTTTAACAACTGGTTTTACAGCAAACATCAATGGTGACATAAAAAAATACAAATACGAAATAGGCCAATATAAAAAGAAAACACAAGTAATTTTAGAACAAGCGATGGAAGATGACATTTCAGTTGATGATGCTTTACCAGATTCAGTTATCTTTCAAACAATGAACAAATATTTTGCTGACGAAGATGATATACAATCAATTTTAGACAACAAGGCATTGTTTGCATTAACACAAGAATACACATCAGGTTGGAAAGACATGAATGTTGGTGCACTTGGTGTTACAATAAAACAACACAGAGAAGACATAAAAAAATACACAAATTCTACAAATTCAGAAGATCAAACAAAACTAGTTGCACTTAATACTGCAATAGACTTTTTAGAAAGAAAAGAACAAGAACTAAAAACTTTATTACAGAGAGATGCAAATTTTTATGAAACATTAGAGTTTGAATCATTTGATAATCAAAATCCTGAACATGACGCAGAATGGTTAGCAGAAAGACAAAAAAACGCCGCAATACATATGGGTGTTCCTGTAAATCAAGTGCCACTTATGAATCAAAAAGAAATGGGATCTATTGTTGCTGGTTTACAATCAAAAGACATAAACGAAATGCGTAGCACAATAGAAGCAATTAAAACATTAGAAATAGATAAAAAAGTTAGATTATACAATTCAATATTTACAGTTGATGGCATTGCAAAACATTCACGCTTGTATGAACTTGCTATGACAACAGAAGATGATCAACAAAATTTAATTATGCAAATGATTATTACAATGGACGAATACAAAGAAAGCGTACCTGATCAAGCAAATTGGGAAAAAGAAATTGGTGCAAAAAGTCTTGATGCATTAAATGGTAAACTTATGGCAGACAGTGATTTTATGGCAGAACACGCTGACAAAAGTATTATTGAAAGAAACAAAGTTTTAGAATTTTACAAAGCAGTTATATTGCATCAGTTTGGTGCTAATCCAAAAGACATGACATATGCAGATGCAAAAGCACAAGCAGATCAATTATGGGCAAGTGGTTGGAAAAAATTAACAATTGCAAATGGTAGTGTTGATATAAGTCATGGACAAATTGATGGCAACACAATTACTGAAGAATCATTAAACGCAACAATTGAAACTGCAAACAGTTCGTTGGAAGAGCCAATCGACAACCTAAGTTTAAATATTTCAAACAGCAACAACACATTAAGTGAAATAGAAGATGCTGTTAAAGATGGCACAGTTTGGCAACAACAAGGTGATGAACTTC